CGATGTATCTAGAATACTTTCCAGATACTTACTCATCTTAACTTGTTCTTGATCTTTAAGTTCTAAAGAACCGTTAAGAACCATACGAGCAAGCCACGCATAGGTAGTAATTATTTTTGAATCTGGTAAACGATCGAAAGTCTTAATATCATGCTTGGTATAGTTAAGCGTAATATAGTCTTTTAGATACGATCGAGCATCTTTTTTATCTTTTTCCTGGTTATACCAGTTAAAGGCATGACAAAGCCCTGAAAGATAATTATCAGGGCTTATTTTTGGTTCAAATATTTTTATTCGACTCATTATATAGTAAACTCCACCTTAGTGATAGCATCGTACCTAAAAGATCGCCACTCATTCTTTTCCAGGTCAAATACCGGGCATTGTTCATTGTTTAGAGCTCTTACTTGTTCAGTCTTTTTTTCATAATGGACGACATCTCCGTCTTTAAGAGTACACTCCATCTTGCGCTCGGTACCATCTTTCTTAGTAAAAAAGACAGTTACAGGACCATACTTAAGATGGCCGATTAGCCATTTACGAAAAACTTCTTTCTCATCTTCCGACCAAGTATCTTTATATAATCCGTTTTCCATATCATCACCTTTATTGATCCATTATTATAATATAAATCCCTGACCAATGCAACCGTTACTTCTTAAAGATCTTATCCAAAATCTCTCTAGGTATCTCACTCTTAACACGTTTATACATCTCAGGTGACCATGTTTCTTTATTCACCTCTTGTACAGGTACGGGTTCACTTTTTGAAGGACCAGGTTCAATAGGGGTAAGTGGGTCGTCGAACGCACTAATAGAATTACCCTTAGGTCTATTTACGGCTGTAATCATCTCCCCCCTATGCTGCTTAAACGTAAAGTTAGCTGCAATAAGAAGTAAGATAGCCATTGGATCAAATACTATCACAATCGTAATAATAACCCATCTAACAGCCCTTTCTAGTAAATTCGTATCGGGGTTATCCCCATACAACAAAGCCGCAAGGTACTTGATTGGTCCTACTTCAGCCTCAATCTTGCGGAACTCTGCCCGTAATGGTGCAGCCTCCTCGCCAAGAGCAGTAATAGTTTTCTGTTCAGCTTGGATCTCCGACTGAAGTCTGACTCGTTCTTTTTGTTGTGTGCGCCGGATCTGTACAGCCTTATCGGCACCTTTTTCATCACTGCTTCGACCCATAACCTGGTCCACAGCCTCATCCATCTGTTTAAGCGCGTTCCGGTTCGCATCAATATTATCTTTAGAGATTTTGATTTTTTCGTCGAAGATGGCGACTCGAGCCATAGCGTCACCGCTTACAAGATTTTGATCCCCGTGGGCTTTAGAAAGGTATCCAAAAATACCTATGGAAGTAATAAGAGATAATATTACTACTGAAGCAGTAAAGTAATATTTAATAGAGGCTGGAGCGATTGACCAATTTTTATAGACCCAGGATGCTGCTACCAACTTAGCTACTTCCAAGGTACCTCCCATAACGGCAATGGGAATGGGAGCGGCTGAAAAAATGGCCATAAGACCGGTAACAGAGAAGTAGGCTGCAACTCCCGATAGGGCAATAGCCGTAATAAACGATATAATAAACATAGTCATAATTTTACATGCGACCTCATCACCTTTACAGATATCCAGGAATTATACCATAAATCTTTAGCTTCTAACACCCCTCTGGTAAACTGTTCTTTAGCCTCGAGATAATTTGCTGTACCCTTATTAGGACACAGATGTATTATTGTACGTTTAAAGTTTTCTCTTCCCAGAGTTTCGACATCTGATTTGAGTTCATCAGAAGAACTCCAATACTCTTTCCAGTCAGATTCGACTTTGTAGGATTTACGTTTTTTATTAACTTGTTTTCGTTTGATAGACCAGAAAAATTTCTTTCCGATATATTTCCTACCAGATAGCAAGTTTTCGATAATGTAGACAAATCCATAATATTCCCCAGGTTCATAATAAGGTTCACCATTGTACAGCCAATCGGTCATTCGTAATCGTCCGATTCCTCTTCTTCTTCGTTATCTATTTCCCCGCCACAAAACGGGCAAAAGTTAACCTCGTAATATGAGCTGTCAAGAGAGTGCTTAAGCTTAAAATCTGCATCACAATTACTACAGTGGTAATGGTTGTTTGACATTTAGTTTTTTTAATCTTTCTGTTTCAGCATCGTACACTCGTTTACGTAGAGCCGAGCTGCTGTATGGGTGATCTCTTAAGTGGTAATGCATTTCGATGCCGTTATCCAGACACCACTGCTTACCAGTAAAGTCTTTAGTCTTATACTCATCCCCTAAAAAGCGGATATCGATGTGCTGGGTTTTAAGAATATTAAGTAGTTCCTCTTCTGTAGAGTAAACTAAAACTTCATCCACATATCTGCATGAAGATACCTGGCTAAATCTTTCATAGATGGACTGTACGGGTTTGTTCTTTGTATCTGGTCTATCTATGGTAGGGTCTGTTTGAATTGCAACTATCAAGTAATCGCAAAAACGCTTCTCTTCTTTTAGCATTGTAACATGGCCAGCATGGAACAAGTCAAAAGTACTACAATTAAATCCAATTTTAAATTTGTTCAACATCAACTCCACTTTTTAATAAAAATTCTACCCCTGTAGACTCTCTATAGGCATTACGATAATACACAGTACTTATACCTGTTTGATATATTAACTTTGCGCAATCCAAACACGGGGCATGGGTAATAAACATGGTTGCATTGAGACCGGATTCATTCGACCTTGCTAGCTTGGCAATTGCATTCGTCTCAGCGTGAAGTACTTCGAGTTTGGTAACCAAAGTTGGGTTACCCTTTAAATCCACTCCATGGTAGTCTTCACAGTTATTATCCCAACCTGAAGGCATACCATTGTAGCCGATAGATATAATCCTATCGTCTTTAACTACAATAGCGCCTACTTTAAGTCTTACAGCAGTAGAAAGACCAGCATAAGTCTCCGCTACAGACATATGTGCATCAATATACTTTTGCTTCATACTCTGAAACTTTCTCCACACCCGCAACGATCTTTTTCGTTAGGGTTAATAAAATCAAACCCCTCATTAAGTCCTTTTTTTATCCAATCCATTTCAATGCCTTCTAGATACACCAGGCTTTTTGGATCAACAAATACATGAATACCGTAGCTAACAAAACTAACATCGTCATTTCGTGGGCCATGAGGTGCATCTACGTACTCTAATACATATGCTAACCCTGAACAACCTGTGGTCTTTACACCAACGCGAATACCTAAGCCCCTAGGTCGTAATGCTAAAATGGACTTAACCTTATTTGCTGCGGTTTCAGATAACGTTATCATGTTTCATTTTATAATCGTTTACTGCAGCCTTAATAGCATCCTCAGCAAGTATGGAGCAATGTATCTTTACTGGGGGTAGGGCTAGCTCTTCAGCAATTTCAGAGTTCTTGATTGATGCGGCTTCATCCAGTGTTTTACCTTTAACCCATTCTGTAATGAGGCTCGAACTTGCAATAGCCGACCCGCAGCCATACGTTTTAAATCTCGCATCTGTAATAATACCGGTATCGGGGTTAACCTTTATTTGCAGTTTCATTACGTCCCCACAAGCTGGTGCCCCAACCATACCAGTACCAATGTCAGTATCAATCTTATTGAAGGCTCCCACGTTCCTGGGATTTTCATAATGATCGATTACCTTATCTGAATATGCCATGTTTTTTTCTCTTAGACGCTGAAGCTAGAGCCGCAACCACAGGTTGATTTAGCACCTGGATTAGTTATCTTAAATTCTGATCCTTGTAAACTTTCTTGATAGTCTATACTCGCGCCTTGTAAATACTGCATACTCATAGCATCCACTAATACTCTAAATTTATCAAGAGGTATTTCAAAGTCATCTTCGTTCATTACTTCATCAAATGTAAACCCGTAGCTAAAACCAGAACATCCCCCTCCTTGAACAAATGTTCTTAACGATAGATTAGGATTGTTCTCTTCTAAAAGAAGATCTAATATTTTTGTCTTAGCTGATTCTGTTATGGTAATCATTTTTTATGTTATTAAGCTGCTTTACCCCAAACGTCACCCCAGTTACCGGAGTGTGCGGCTTTAGCGTAATCAGTTGCTCTATTTTCAAAAAAGTTAGTATGGATGGGTGCATTAATCATTTCTTCTACCCAAGGCAGGGGGTTCTTTTTACGCTTAAAGATACCTTTTAGACCCATGGAAATAAGGCGTCTATCGGCAATATATCTGATGTACTCTTTAACTTCGTTAGATGTAAGCCCCTCAATTGCCCCAGTTTCGAAAGATAAATCAATAAACTTATCTTCCAGCTCAACCATTTTTTCAGCAATGGTGTAAATTCTACCTTTTAAGTCATCATTCCATATTTCTTTATTCTCTTCAATATACGTACGGAAGAGTTTAATCATAGCCTCACAATGTTGAGTCTCATCTACAATTGACCAAGTTACGATCTGACCCATTCCCTTCATTTTACCTGTACGGGGAAAGTTAAGTAACATAATAAAGGAGGAGAAT